TCAATCCGATCCGCATGTTTTTGAAGCGTTTCCGCCTGTGTTAAAATGCGGTCAATCTCCATCTGCTTCGCATTGCTTTCAGCAGCGTTCCGAGAAGACATGCCAGAGGCAATCGACCCGCCAGCAGAGAGAAGCGTAGATAAAATGAGAAAGGGGAACGGCATCAGACTACAACCTCGACAATCATTCCATTGATCTGGATTCCCAGCGATTCGCTTTGTGTAAGATCAAAGGTTGGATCGCGGGATATTCCATTCGTGTAAACCTCCTTCTTGCCAGTGAACGGCGTAGAAAAAGTAATCGGCGTTGTGTTCACCTTTACGGCGCGGGTCGCAACGAGGTCAAGAATGACCGCCCCGATTCCCCTTGGCTGCCCGGTCTCAGGCCCGAACATAAGCTTTACATCAACAGGATTTGGCGTGAACTGAACGTCAACATCAAAGCCGATTTCTGCCGTGGAATAAGACGCCCCGACTGTAACCGCCCCACCGCTAACCGTAAGATTCCCAACATAGGTTGTCCCATCAGCAATAGCTGAAACAACAGCCCCGTCGCTGAACTCGCTCGAAACTGTCGCGATGCCGGAAGACAAAGTGTAAGACTTGCTGCAATCAAGCAGACTGACAGACGCAAACTCACACAACATCAAGTCAAGATCGGGAGACGCCGTTGTTCCTGTGTCGAACCAGACATTCGCAAACAGTCTTGACCCGATTGAAACCACAGAATGAAAAGCGCCATCAGACCAGTAAGGTGTCCATCCGGCCCTCTTCTCTGCCCTGCTTGAGTTGAAAACAGAAAGCGTTCCATCATCCATGACGAACACGGCATAAGACCCGCTGGCCCCAAATGCCCCATCGACCACCGCCGCTTGCGTCGGGTTCGAAACAAGATGTGCAGAGAGGGTTGAAACTGAATATGACGTATATCTGCTATCAGAGAAAATATATTCTCGGATAACACCCCCACCCTTCTGAGCGAACAAGGACGCCCCATCAAAAGGAACGGGCAGCATCCATGTTGCCCCGTAGACGGTCTGCTTCTTGAGTTGAACATTCGTCGGGGTGATTGCTTGATTCAAATAGGTCGGGACATAGAACTCTGCATCTGCCGTAAAGACCTGAAGGTCGCCATTCGAAACCAAATGCTTGATCTGATAGATAGCCCCGCTGGCCCCAGCAATTTGAATGGATTCATCGTCATTGCCATCGCCAACATCAAAGTTGAAAAAGCCCCCGATCTTGCTCATCCACAGCGCATCAGGTTGGGCAGGTGTCCCGGCAAAACACAGACGGTTTTCATGGATAGAAACAGCGGCGGGGTAGCCTCGCTTGTCCGAAAAGCATTGTTCATCCCAAGAGACCGTTGCCGCCCCGGTAACAACCTTGACAACACCGCCCCCATCGGCGCCAGAAGTTGCAGAAGCAGCCGCCGTGATTTGATAGGTGTTCTCGTCAATGATCGACCCAACAGTTCTCGCACCATTTATGTTTGCTGCGGCAATCCCACCTGTTGCATCAGCATCTTCAACCGTAATGGACTCGCCCCCGGAAAACCCATGACCGATATGCGTCACTTCGATTGTCGTGCTGCCATCAATAGTTCTCAGGGGGTTGAGAAGAAGCCGGTGGCGTATCGTGTCAGAGATTGTTCCGGTTGCCGACGTTGCGCTCTGAACAGACGTGATTGTTATTTCCGATTCGCCCATACGGAATACGGCCCCGACATGCGTCGAAGAAAGATAATCCCCCGCTGTCTGTGCCCCGGTCGTGTCGAAATGGTCAACGCTCGTAGTAAAGGTTACCCCCGCCCCGGTTGTCGCAGAGGCAGAGAGGGTGACGTTCGCCGCCTGAAAATTGAAGTAGGGCTGGTAAGTCGCATAGGAATCCGTCCGGGCGTCGAACGAAAATGTCTGGACTTCGAAAGCGGTCAATGATGTCCGGACCAGCATTCTTGGAATAAAGAGTTGGTGGCAGATAAACAGCACGTCGCCATACTGAGCGAAGCTATATTCTTGAAGATAAGCATCATCAAAAGGCAGGGCCACAGAGTCAACATCAAGGGTCAAGGTTGATGTCAAAGACACCGCCCCGGTCGTCGCATCAATTGCGAACACACGCACCTTGGCGTTCTCAATCGACACGATGTACTTTTCATCATCAGAGAAGACAAACGGCACCAGCTTTGACTGAAAGGTCTTCGCCGTGTTCTGCGTCAGGCCATAATCATAAAGCCGATCAAGACCATAGCGACGGGTAATCCCGCCCTCTGGACGCAGATTGAAGTTCCGGACAACGCTTCCTGAGTTGAGGTAAACCGCCGATTCAGTGCGGGAGCCAAGAGAAGGGCTGACTTCCCCAAACTGAAAGTTGTTGAGGGGGCTTCTGATCTTCTTCATTAGCCCCGCCTTTGCGTGACAAACCTTGAGACATTCAGCTTTCTGGTTGTTTGCTGTTGGGAATCTTTTGTTCTTGCTTGGCGCATCAGGCGATCCTGTCGCTTATCAAGCGCGTTCTCAAGCTCAATGTCTCGCGCGATAGGCAGGGCGAGAATAGACGCAAGCTTGAAGACAACAGCCAGCGTGAAGTAAGGGGGCCAGTTCTTTTCGAGCACACGATAAAGATATTCAATGACGACGGTGTCACCAGACGCCGCATCGCAATAAAACGTGTCCTCGTAAATGTCGTATTCGATTGAAGACCCGGCGATTTCAACCGAAGAGATCATNATGTAATCGGAAGGCAGAGAATACGAAGCGGCGTATTCGCTATCGGACACTGTGCCGATCCTGAACGCGGTTTCTCTTTTCGTGGCAAAGCGCCATCTGCTGCTTGCCAAGCAATCCCGGACAATGGATTCATAGAGAGAATTACAAACTGTCGCCTCCACAGTGGAATCAGTGAAGGCGGTCATGGGTTCTGCGCCAATAATCTGTAAGGCGCGGTTGCAAACAATAAGATCGGTATCAGATGTCATGGGGGTAAAGGGGGCCGAAGCCCCCTCCCTTCTTAGTCAGTATCAGTTGCGGTCACAACCAAGCCATCGGTCACATCAACAGATGTGGCGCTGACCGCGTTCACATAGTTGATGGTGACAACCGGAGTTCCCCCGGACGAAGACACACAGAGGATGATGTCGTTCACGGAGAATTTCTCTGCCGAGTCGGCAAAGTAATCCAAGGTGTTCACCGCAGCGACCGCATCAGCAGTCGTATAGTGCCACAGAGAAACACCGGACCCTCCGGCAAGGCGTGTCAGGTTCGCAGAATCATAAGCCATTTCACAAGCTCCTTTTATTCAGATCAGTTGTTGTCGAGGACTTCGTAGACGCCCTCGCTGTCGATCACGCCAGCGCCCATCGACATTGACGACGTTGCCAGATGCGCAACCTTTTCAGGAACGTAGTTGATCTCTGTCGAGACATCTGCGTTCACGCCAAGGCCAACCGCATTGGTGTGGTAGGCCATGTTCTTGCCGCCCGTCACCGCCGTTGTCGAGAAGATATAGAAGCCCAAGAACCTGCGCATCGTCATGCCGCTCGGAAGGGGAAGATCACTCAGCCCCACAAAGTCAGCGTTTTTGAACTCGTTGATTGCCAGAAGGTCGGCATATCCTTTCGGGTTCATTGCAAGATAACGGCCGCCGTCTTCCGGAACATCAGCCACGCCCATTGTCTCAAAGAGAGTCAGCAGGTCGGTGATGGTCAGAGCGCCACCTGTATCAGCGATCTGCGTTGCACTCGCGCCAGCGTCCATTGCCGCATAGATAAGCGCGTCAGTCTTGCGCCCCAATGCCGCAGCGGAAGAAGCCGTGATTGCTTGCCGCTCGTTGATGTTGGTTTTCAGTTCGTCCAACCGGTCGATATATTCAGCCGCATAGTAGTCGGCCATCGTAACTTCGACGGTTGTGTGAGCCAGTTCCATCGTAGAAACATTGCCGTTCCGCGCCTTGGTCGTTGCGACCCCGGACCCGATTTTCTGGAACCGCACGACGTTACCGCCGACGTTGTTGTTCCGAACAGTGTTTCGCAGCTTGGACCCCATACGCTGATAAGCCATATGAACATCTGATTCAAACTGCTTGATGAAGGCTGTGTCAATTGTGTTAGCCATTTCAAGACCTCATTAGTTTCAGTTGCTGGATCGGGTGTCCGGGTGCAACGTCAAGGCGGGTATCCCTTGTGGGGCCGCTCAGTGCCTAACGGGCCGAGAAGTGAGGCCAGAATAATCCTCATGTTGCGAAGGGCCGCAACGCACAAAACGAAGAAGCTCATGCCCTGACTTGGTTGTCAGAATAAACTTTGGCAAAAATCCCACATGCGTAAGCCAGTTCTGAATCCCCAAGCTTTCCGCCCAGACATCAACGCACACGCTCTCGGTTGTGGCATAGATAAACCGAAGCAAGGCCGGGGTGGCTTTTACAAACCGATGGTAATTCAGTCGGGATCATGTCGGAGAACATGGCCCAAAGCTTGTCCATGTCAGTGCCTTCACTCTCAATCCCAATGATAGCAAGGGGCTTCCCGTGTCGAAGAATGGCGTAGCTTGTCGGGGAATCGACAACAGACAGAAGGGCTGTCAGGG